GATCGCAGCATGACAGCAGAACAAGAACGCGCCGCCTGCACGAATTGCAATGGTGAAGGTTGGCTGTGCGAAAACCATCTGACCAAGCCTTGGGGTGGCGGCTTTGATTGCTGCGGTGGTGCAGGCGCTCCTTGCCCGTGCTGCCGGTTAGACTTGGCTGGCGCTCATCTGTTTTTCAAAGGCAGGGATGAGGAACGCGCCGCTATCGTGAAGTGGCTGAGGGAGCGCTCGGATTTTAATTCGATGTATGTAAATTCCATGCTCGGCGGCCCAAATACCATTTTCAATCAAGGGGCCTACGCCGCTCTCATTGGAGCAGCAATCGACATCGATCGCGGTGACCACCACAAGGGGGAATGAAGATGGCACGCATCAAGCCAAAGCAAGTCAAGATCGACGCAATCGGCCCGACGCCTGAACAGCAGGGCAAGTCTGGTTACGAGCTGGAGCGCGAGACAAAGGCAGGTCAGGTCGGGCAGGCCCATTATCGCCGCGTCAGGCAGGTTGACGCGCTTGAGGCTGCTGGCGTCATCACAGCAGAGCAAGCCAAGTCGCTCCGCCACTATCGCCATCATGCCGACATTGCAGACAGGTCACTCACCCGTGACAGCCTTACGTCATGGATGCCCAAGGGTGCAGGGGGAGATGGACCGGGGGTCGAGGTTCTGAACGCGATCAGGATCACGGCTGACATTGAGAACGCAGTCGGCTCGCTACGTGACATACTTCGCGCTGTGGTGGTTGAGGATCAATCACTCAGCCAATGGGCGATGGCGCAATATGGCTCGATTGAAGAATGCTACCAGAGGGAGGGGCGGACGGTGTGCCAGTTGAAGCCCCGGCGCAAGGCATTGGACATCGCCCGGCTTGACTTCCGCATGGCGGCGATCAGGGTTGATGGTGAAGTGAGGGCTTGACAAAATTACCCTACAGTGTCAGGAAAACATTAGTCGCAGTCTTTGCGTCTCAAGTTTCCGGCCCGTCACGCTCCAAGCGCGGCGGGTTTTCTTTTGCGCGCTTCCCTTTCCGGCGCGCTCCCCGCCCAGATCGCACCGCGTTCATCGAAATCATGCGCTGGGGGAATCCTCGGGCGGGGTAAATTCATGGAGGCTGTATGACTGACAATCTTACAGCCAAGGCCAACGGAGAGACGTGGGCAACTGTCGATCCTGAAACAACCACATGGACGCAGGCCGCAGCCGCAACAACATCATGGACTGAACAAGCGCCTTCAAGCGGCACCTGGACTGACGAACCAAGCACGACAACCACATGGGTTGAAACAGCCCCAGCAGATGGAGACTGGACCTAATGTCACTTCGCATCTCATATTTCAGCGGCACAGACAGCAACACCCGCCTTTGCTATGGCGTGAACACGGGTTCTGCGACTGTCACGCTTGGCGCATCGAGCGCAGACGCAGGCGCTATCCCTGATGGCTCTTCATCCGCTCGTCTGACAGCAGGGGAGGATTGCATCATCTCAAACAACGGTGCTGCTGCATCCGATACAAACGGCTGGTTTCTAGCAGCAGGCTCTACCATCGATATTGTCTGCCCTGCTTCAGGCCAGTTCAAGGCAAAGACGGCGTAAGGCTTATGGCTCATACGTCAGACTTCAACGAAGAGATAGCGGACAAGATTTGCGAAGGGCTTATTGAAGGGCGCTCGCTTCGCTCAATTTGTAAAGACGAAAACATGCCGCACGCTGGAACGGTTTGCAGGTGGCTTGGTTTGCACGACGCGTTCCGCGAACAATACGCGCGCGCGAGAGAGGCGCAGGCTGACACACTGGCGGACGAAATCCTCGACATCGCTGATGACGCGACCAACGACTTCATGATGACGGAGCAGGGCCTTAAGTACGATGGTGATAGCGTCCAGCGTTCACGGCTTCGAGTGGATTCCAGAAAGTGGCTTGCTGGTAAGTTGAGGCCGAAGAAGTACGGCGACAAGATTGAGACCGAGCACACAGGCGGCCAGACATTCACTGTCGTAACAGGCGTGCCGCGTGATAGTTGACCTTGGTTACAAGGCGCGGGATGCATTTGTCCCGCTCCACACGAGGAAAGAGCGGTTTGGTTGCATTGTTGCGCATAGGCGCGCTGGCAAGACTGTCGCGAGCATATTGGACCTGATTGATGCCGCGCTGCGGTGCGACAAGCCTGATGGTCGCTTTGCTTATGTGGCTCCGTATTATGCGCAGGCGAAGGATGTCGTCTGGGCTTACGTGAAACGCTACACAGGTTCGATACCGGGCGCTTCGATCAATGAGAGTGAGTTGCGCGTTGACCTGCCTTCTGGGGCGCGCGTGAGGCTCTACGGGGCTGATAATTACGACCGTATGCGCGGCATCTATTTAGATGGCGTTGGGCTGGATGAATACGCTGACCAGCCTCCGCAAGCATGGACTGAGGTTATTCGTCCGGCGCTTGCTGATCGGCAAGGCTGGGCGCTGTTCATTGGCACGCCAAAGGGCAAGAATGCGTTCTACGATGTCTATCAGCGGGCGAAGGCGTCTGATGACTGGTTTGACCTGATTTTAAAGGCGTCAGAGACTGGGCTTCTGCCTCAGTCCGAACTCGACGCGATGAAGGCGCAGATGAGCGCCAACGAGTACAACAGGGAAATGGAGTGCGATTTCGACGCTGCTATTGAGGGCGCGTATTTCGCTGATGGCTTGAACGATGCAAAGGCGCAGGATCGTATAGGTCGGGTTGCGTTTGATCCGCTGATGACTGTCCGTCTGTATGTGGACATTGGCGGGACGGGCGCAAAGGCAGACGCTTTCGCAATGTGGCCCTGCCAGTTCATCAGCAAAGAGATTCGGACAAGGGATTATTACGAGACTGTCGGGCAGCCCTTGGCGACGCACCTAAATTGGCTGCGGTCAAAGGGGTATACGCCGGACAGGGCTCAGTTCTGGTTGCCGCATGACGGCGCGACACACGACAAGGTGCATTCGGTCTCATACGAAAGCGCGCTCAGGGACGCGGGCTACACAGTTACAGTCGTTCCCAATCAGGGGAAGGGTGCTGCCGCTGCACGCATTGAGGCTGTGCGCCGCATCATGCCGAACGTCTGGTTTGATGAGGAAACGACGCAGGGCGGGCGTGACGCATTGCAAGCCTATCATGAGAAGCGGGACGAAAAGCGCGGCATAGGCTTAGGCCCTGAGCACGACTGGGCAAGCCATGGGGCAGACGCATTCGGATTGATGGCTGTGGCTTATGAGGAGCCGCGCAAGGCTCAGAAGATCAACTATTCAAACAGGGGCATAGTATGAACGATGAAGCCCTTGAGGCAACCAATGAGGATGATGAATACAACAGCCTGACCGAGGCTGAAATTGTGTCGCACTTCCGCAGGGAAGCGGATGATGCAAAGTCGTTCTACAACACTGATCTCGCTGACCGCCAAGCCGACGCGCTGGACTTCTATGACAGCCAACCGTTCGGTGATGAAGAAGATGGGCGTTCGCAATATGTTGAGCCTGTTGTTGAGCAGACCGTTGATGACATGACGGTTGACCTCATGGAGGCGTTTGTCTCTGGAGACCGTGTTGTTGAGTTTGAAGCGAATGATGAGGCTGGAGAGCAGGCGGCGGCTGAAGCAACCGAGGCTGTGCAATACCTGTTCATGCGCAAGCAGCGTGGCTACCGCGTAACGCTTGACTGGTTGCAATCTGGGCTCGTTGAGACCCTTGGCGTGGTCAAGGTGTGCTGCGTTGAGGAAGAAAAGAAGGTTGATGGTGATCCCCAGTTTGACCCTGAAACTGGCGAATGGGTGCAGACGCAGCGCATTGAGGTAAAGAAGCGCTTCGAGGTGATGCCGATCCCGTCTGAGGAGTTTCTGTTCAGCCCGCGCATGAAGTCGCTGGATGACCGCTGCTACAAGGCGCACTATGTCACCAAGACGCTTTCGGACCTGATTGAGATGGGCTTCGACCGCGAGACGGTTGAAAGCCTGCCTACTGTCGAGCGTGATTTCATCAGCGATGCGCGCCACAATAGCCGCTGGCGTGATAACAACTGGATTGAGCGCCAGAGGGATGGTGCTAACCGCGAAGTCACTCTGTTTGAGGAATATGATTACCTCGACATTGACGGGGACGGCGTAACCGAACTGGTCCGCTGCTTCCGCGTTGAGGATGTGCTTCTGTCGGTTGAGGAATGGGATGAGCAGCCCTTTGTCGCCTTCTGCCCATATCCACGTGCTCACCGGCTTGTCGGTAAGGGTTTGGCTGAAAAGGTCATGCCTGATCAGCGCGTTGAAAGCGTCATCACGCGGCAGATGCTCGATGGCCTCTATGCCAGCAACACACCGCGCCGCTGGCTGCCCGCTGAAAGTGTGACTGAGGACACGATTGATGACCTTCTGACCGTAAGGCCGGGGGCGATCATCAGGGGCAAGGGGTTGACGCCGCCCGCCAACATGTCCGAGAATTTCGACCTATCGAAGTCACTAACGGTGCTTGAGCGCTTTTCGCAGCGTCGCCAGTCGCGGACAGGTATTCTTGAACTCGGCAAGGGTATGGATAAGGACGCGCTCAACGACACAGCGTCCGGTCAGAAGCAATTGATGACAGCCGGTGAAAAGCAAATCCGGTATGTCGCCCGCAACTTTGGCGAATCCATGGCTGAGATGTTCCTCAAGCTTATGCGCCTGGTCCGCAAGCATGGCGAGCAGATGACGATCAAGGTAGGCAGGCAGTTCACGCCGATCAATCCTGCAACATGGCCTGAGGATATGGACTTCTCTATCCGCGTCGGTTTGGGAACGAACGGCAAGGACAAGCGCATTGCGCACCGCATGGGCATCGTAGGGCTGCAATCGCAGGCTTATGAGGCTGGCACAGGCTTGGTGCAGCCGAAGCACTTCTACAAGTCTGCTGTGGGCCTTGTTCGTGATATGGGCCTTGGCGAGCCGAACGACTTCTTTGCTGATCCTGAGGGCGATGAATATCAACCGCCTGAACAGCAGCAAGACCCTGCTGTCGCTAAGGCTCAGGCCGATGCACAGATGCAGGCGGCTAAACTCGAAGGCGAGCAAGCCCTTGCGGCCCAGAAGATGCAGATGGCGCGGGAAGAAGCGGCTGTGAAGCTGCAATTGGCGCGTGAACAGGCTGAGCAAGAGGCCCAACTCGCAAGGGACAAGGCTGAATTTGAAGCACAGATTGCGCAGATGCGTATGGACCAAGAATTTGAGTTGGCACAGCGCCGCATGGAACTTGAGGCGAGCATGGCCGCACACAAGGCTGACCTCGCTGAGCGTTCTGCCATGTCGAAAAACCGTCCGGGTGGAGATTTGAGCAAGTGAGTGATCCTATTATCCGCGCCAACCGTTGGAAGCAGGCTTACAGTGAAGATGGCGGCTTGAAGGACATGTTTGACGGCATCCGCCAAGCCTATTTCAGGCGCGCAGGGAAGCTTGAGGTAACACTTCCTGCTGATGTCCGCATGAATGCCCTTGAGCGCCTGTCCTTCGCTTCAAACGTGCTGGACATGGTTGAGGACCACATTCGTGCCATCATTGATGACGGCAAGATCGAAGAACACAACGGAATTTACGCTGAACGAATTGCGGCATTGCCTGAGCGCAAGCGCAGGTGGCTGGACTTCTAAAGCGTGAACAGGGTGGCGACCTAACGCCAGACAAGCCCCGCCGTGTTGGCGGTGCATCCCAAGAAGGAAACACTGAAAATGGCCCATCCTGACACTGAAGTGTCGGAAGCCATTGATGTGCAACCGGCTGATAGTGACGCCGCTGCCATTGATGCTTTCGACAACATTCTGGCAGATGAAGAAGATCAGCCTGAAGGCGAAGAAACCGAGGGTGACGAACCTGAGGAAGAAGCGCCAGAAGATGACGAGGAAGAGGAACCGGAGGTCCCGGCCATCCAAGCCCCCGCCAGCTTCAACGCGGACGAAAAGGCAGTCTTTGCGACCATGACGCCCGAACAGCAACAAGCCGTTGCTGCCATCGAAGCGCGGCGCAACGCCCAAGTCCAGACAGCCACGACCGAAGCGGCAGAAGCCAAGCGCACAGCGCGGACGCAAGCCACGGCGGAACTGGCAGAAATTCAGCGTGTATATGCTGATCACCTGAAACAAATATCCCAAGCCTTTGAGCCGCAGGATCCGGACTATTCGCTTTTGGCGACGGACCCGCAACTGTTCGCTCAGCAGATGGCTCAATACAAGGCGACCGAAGCCCATCGCAATGCACTTGCGAAGCAGGCCGCTGATGCTGAAGCCCTCGCCAACCAGAATGCCCAGATTGCAGCCGCTGAAAAGCAAAAGCAGGACATCGCCTATCTTCAGGCCAAGGTGCCGGAATGGCGTGATCCTGAGAAGTTTAAAGCAGCAGCCATTGCCATTGCTGATGTTGGTGAAGCGCTTGGTTTCTCGCAAGAAAGCCTTGCGTTGGCGGAGCCTGATGAGGTTCTCGCCTTGCATGAGGCCATGAAGTGGCGGGACAAGGCCCAGAAATACGATGTCCTGATGTCCAAGCGGATGGAAGGCGTTCGTTCCCAGAAGGGCAAGCAGGTGACAGCACGACCGGGGACCGCCCAGCCAAGGGGCAGCGGACAGCGGCGCGCAATGCACGAAGCAACCAGTCGTCTGAAGCAGACCGGCAGTGATGCTGATGCTTTGGCGGCTTTCGAGGCAATGGGCCTCTAATCAACGGACTCCCCGTCGAGAGACGGTGCTTCCCAGTGGGGCTGCGGCCCCCAAGAAGGACTTTTTAACATGGCTGTTCCCAGCAATACCTTTCAGCGCACTGGCAAGGTCGCCGTGCGTGAAGAGCTGCACGACACGATTACGAATATCGCGCCGACAGCAACCCCGTTCATGTCCAACATTGGCACAGGCAAGACCGGGCAGACCAACCCCGAATGGCTGACCGACACGCTTGCCGCTGCGGATGACGATAACGCCGTCATCAACGGCGATGACGTGTCCAACGACACGCTGACGGATGCCGTTCGTCTCGCCAACTACACGCAGTTGATGGACAAGGTTGTTGGCCTGTCCAGCACGGTGCAGGCGGTTAATTCGGCTGGCGATCAGACGAAGATGAGCTACCAGATGCTCAAGAAGTCGAAGGAAATCAAACGCGACATGGAAAAGCGCCTTTGCGGTGCGAAGCCTGCCGTTCCTTTGGCTGATGGCACTGCTG